GATACGCATGGTTTCAATATTGTATTCCAAATCGATCTTTTGCCCCACACCTGTTGAACTACGACTCTTCATACATTGTATTTGATACTTGCCACGCTCTTTCATGGAACGACTTGTAAATATACCAAACACATTGTCGGCAGTGTTAATCTTGCTGATACCACCCGAAATATGCGAGTGGTCAAATTCAACCTCTTCCACTGCACTACGATTCAACTGCGACGCAGTAACCATTAGTACTGCCAACTCTTTGGCCAGATTACGCAATTCTTCACTCACATACTTGTCTTTAACAAACAAGTCGTTGGGACTGACCTTGGCACTCACAGGCATCAGCAAGTCCAAGTAGTCAATCATCACAAAGTCTACCTTTTTGCCAGTTTGAATCTGATACTCTTTTAAATACGCACGGATATCATTGATGTTGCTCTGTGCCGGCAGGCCTTTCACTTGATAGTTGCCGGATTTTTTAGCAACCAGTTTAACTTTGAGTTCTGCTGTGTCTATATCCTTGCGAATGTCTTTGGTGCTCATGTTTGTTAACATGGCATCTGTTCGCAAACTTGTGAGTTCTTCACTCAGTTCTAGTGTGATGTAAACACCACTCAGGCCTTGTTGTATCCAGTTCAGGGCAATGTTCATCATGACCAAACTTTTGCCCGAACCAGATCCACCGGCAAAGATGTTTAGTTCACCACGACTGAATCCACCATACAACAATCTATCCAGTTGCGGCCAACCTGTTGAGACCTGGCCACCTGAGTTGAAATATCGATTGATACGACCTGCGGGATCTGCAAAATAATCTGTGCCCATGTCTCTGGTGAGTGATATTTGTACTGCATCTTTGATGAGTTTTTCAACTGGTTCAAATTCGCCCTTCTCCAGCAAGTCTGCTGATTTTAAAATTGCACGTTCAAGTTCTTGGCGGCGAGTAAACGCTTCAAACTCACTCATAAACCAATCGTAGTGACCTTCGTTCAAGTCTGGTACTGGCTGCAGTTTGACACCTGTGGTTGCAGAGATCTGTGACCTGTCAGGCATGGTCTTGTGAGCATCTGTGTGTTCTTTAATGAACTCAGCCGCTGGCCTTAGACTTCGGTCAAAGTTCTGCGGGTTGTAGATGTTTTGAACACGCACATAACTTGTGGCGTCTTCCAGCATCATTTCTAGAAATAATCTTTGGACGTCAAGTCCGTATTCTTTTAACAAGTTGTTTTTTCCTTATTTCTATTTTGATTTTACTAGTTTCTCTTGAGGCCATAATAGTTAGCAAGGCCCCTAGGCGGCCCAACTTTATCACAGCGTCATTGACATCTTTACAACCGGCCGGCCATTCAGGTATGCTCACTGCCCAGCCCAGTTCCACCGCACGGTCAATTAGTTCTACACCTGCGACATCTTGATCTGGTACTACAGTTACTTCACGTCCAAGACTGCGTATCAATCTTGCTTGTGCATCACTGATGGTATTGTGCATCACAGCCAGGCCACCAATTGAAAGTGCATCAAAGATACCTTCCATCACCAACACATGTTGCCAGTCTGCATGTTGTAGATCTGTACCAAACACATAGCCTGGCTGTGAGTGATTGATGTACTTGGGCTGTTTGTTATCCAAGAATCTAGCAGTCCACCCCACTATCTTGTTGTCGTACGTGAATGGAACCAACACAAACGGTCTAACCCAATGAATGCCATCAGTTTTGATAGAAGTCATTATGGGAAAATCTTCAGGAACACCACGCCGACGGATGTAATCCCAGTATAACACATGCTCAGGTGTGACCACTTCCGAGAACGGAGGAAAGTCGTCTGAGTCTTCAAATTCAATGGCACTCAACGCATTGAATACTCGTCGCCGATCTTCCAATATACCATGTATGCTCCGATGACGCAGACTTTCAAGATTGAGCATGTCAATCTCATTTTCTGGCACACCCATCCACCCTAGTAATCGTCGTGCTTTGAAACTGACTGTGCGGCCTAGAATGAAACTGGCTGTGTATGCGCAGTTGAAACAATGATAACTCCAACCCGATTCAGTTGCTTTGATACCGCCACGTCCACGCTTGTCTGGGCTGTTGCCATTGTGAGTGCAACATACCGCATTGAAACTCAGCCAGCCCTGTGGACTGGGTTTTCTTTTTGCAGGTAGGTAAGCAAGGATGTCTAGCATCTGTTGATTATAACAGATTAGTTACACTAGATCAACGATATTGAACGTTTTCAATCTTGCCGTTTGTGAATATTGCGGTTGCAGCAATCGAACCTTGGAATTGTAGTGGCACGTACCCAGAACCACCGTCGAGGATGGTCACTCCAGCAATTACTCCTGCATCACTGATAGTACAAACTGCTTCAGCGCCCGAGCCGTTGCCCAAAATTTGAATGTACGGCGGTCCACTATAGTTGTATCCAGCGTTGGTAATGCTGATTCCAGTGACCACACCGTCGGTCACTTGCACATTACCGCTGGCACCATAGCCCACTGAGTTGTTTAGAGCCAAACGTAACAGTGGATGGAACCCAACAATATTAAAATAGTCACTCACTGTTGCCCCAGAATACTCGCGAGTTTCACTTACATTGTACCAAACGGATTCATAATTTTGTGCGGCTTGTATTTTGACTGTGCCTGTGTAGCCCACAAGATCAAACTTGACCGTGGTAACACTAGACCCATTGGTTGGTATGAAGCTAGAATAAAATTCAGTCATTTGAATTGAATTTTGCGGTTGTGGTGTAAGTGCCCAGTCAGGAAATTGTGTGGGAGCAGTGCCCACAAAGTTATTTTTACCATACATGTCTGGAACTGTGCATTCTGCGCTGGGCACAAACTGTGGTAGGATTGAGTCAACAATGTTACAATCTGCTCGAGCCTGACTGTTGGCATCTACATAAGCGGCTTGTACATAGTTGCCGGCACTGCGTTGTATGCTGTAACTGGCCGGCTGTGCCATGATATTGATAGTGTCTTCTGTGTTGAGAACTACTTTGACACGGCCCAGAGCAGAGCTCAAGATTTCCATGTCCTTGGTGATCAACAGTTCGTCGCCAGTTTGATTCACCACACGGAACACAAATGTGCTGCCTGCAATGTTTACGGGTTTCTCATCTTGATTGATAAATTCAAAGAGCAGAACATTGTCCACTCCCTTGTTGATTGTTAGTTGTTTTGCATACACTGGGTCGTACCTCGCTGTAAAGTATCCGCCACTGGTGTCTATCAAAAGTACCCGGACGATTTGTTGGTATAAGTAAACGGTGGTTGAATACATAGGATCCTCGAAACAGTATTTATGGGTAATAATATTTTTGAAAAGCTAACGGAGAAGTATCCCTTTATAACATTATGTTTGTACGCAAATGTGGAATATGTGGGTGTGGTACAAAACAGAGACGATGTTGTCACCACTATCTACGACTTTGGTGCTGTACAAACACAGGAACATAAGGTGCTGTTTTTAGAACTTGCCAGTACCTGGTGGTGGGAAAGCAATCGTAGCATACCTATAAACATATTCCTACGCAGAGATTGGGAACAATTCCGCCCCACTCTTCGTACTTTTGTCAATAAAGACCTGGAAATCTTGCATGGACCAGCTTGCAGTTTGCTGGACATAGTGCGCAGAAAAGGCAAGCGAAAGTCAATCACGCTGGTGCGTCGGATTGATTAAGCAGGTTCATGTGTAGTGCCACCAGGGCCGCGTAGGAAACTGCGTGGCTTTTCTTAAATGTGTAGCCTCGAGATTCATCCCCATCCCACACTGACGCAAATACCTCTTCCCAAGATCGAGTTTGTAAGTGTGCCTTGCCTGGACGAATAACGGATATAAAAGCAGCCATTCTGGGTATGGAATCTGGTTTCATTACTCGTAATAAATCTGTATAATTGCCCACGTGTGCCAGTTGGCTGGTCCAGGCATGATCAGTCCATAGTCGTTCCCAAGGTGGGGTGGCTGTGAGCATTTGTTCATAGTGTGCAAAATCACGGATCAGCTGATACACACTCATGTTCAGAAAGTCCAGTTTAAAATATCCACGTTGTTCTGCTTCTTCGTAATCTATTGCAGCACACTGATTGACAGGATCCGCGGGAATGTCTGTTACATAGATACCTGAGTTGTGCTTTCGTCCATTGCTTTGTCGTGCAGGCACATGGCGAATCAGTCGCAACACAGTTTCTCTGTCGGCAAAGTCAATGTCAATATCTGCGCTCATTACCATCCTGCCTTGTTCAGTATATCTTTCACGTACTCTTGGTCCGCTGGGTAGTTAGTAAACTTCTTTTGCCAGGCGTCCGAGTCAATGTAGGGCCATGCCATGGCCACTTGTTCTGT